GCAACAACCGCCGCTGAGGGTGTTACCTTCACCGCAATTCCTGCCGGTATCTCAATGACCACAGCCGAGCAGGCTCGCGCTGCGATCTTTGGATCCGCTTTCCAAGGTATCTCAGCAGCCAACGCTGAAGATCTTGGTAACGGAACAGCATTCAACCAGATGGCATTCACCATCGAAAGAGTCGCTGTTGAAGCAAGAACTCGCGCCCTCAAGGCTGAGTACAGCACAGAACTCGCTCAGGACCTCAAGGCTGTTCACGGACTTGACGCTGAGACAGAACTTGCTAACATCCTCAGCACTGAGATCCTCACCGAGATCAACCGCGAACTCGTTCGCAACATCTACTTCAACGCCAAGATCGGTGCTGCTCAGCCAGACTTAAACGCTTACACAAGCGGTAATGGTAGCGGTGTCTATGACCTCGCTGCTGACTCAGACGGTCGTTGGTCAGCCGAACGCTTCAGAGGACTTATGTTCCAAATCGAGCGTGAGTGCAACGTCATCGCCAAGGAAACTCGTCGCGGTAAGGGTAACTTCATCATCTGCTCATCAGATGTTGCTTCAGCCCTCGCCATGGGTGGATTCCTCAACATCTCACCTGCCCTCAACCAGCAACTCGATGTTGATGACACAGGTAACACCTTCGCCGGACTTCTTAACGGTAAGATCCGCGTCTACATCGACCCATACAGCGCAACAAACGCTAACTTCGTATGTGTCGGTTACAAGGGTACATCACCATACGACGCCGGACTCTTCTACTGCCCATACGTTCCACTACAAATGGTCAGAGCAGTCGGTGAGAACACCTTCCAGCCAAAGATCGGCTTCAAGACTCGCTACGGAATGGTCAGCAACCCATTCGCCGAGAACTCAAGCCTCACAACCGCTGGTGGTAACCAGTACTACAGACTCTTTGCTGTCAAGAACCTCCACGGTAACACCTGATAGAATTGAAGATCTGAATGGGAACGGGGAGAGAGCATATGCTCTCTCCCTTTTCTTTTATACATACTAAAACGGAGAATGTATGGCTGATCAATTCGAACCATTACCAAGAAGGTACAAAGACGTTCCAGACGTTGAATATCGTTCATATGGTGTGACTTACGACGGGACTCAAGATAATAATTTTCTGAACAGAAATTATTTCCAACTCAGCATTCCAAGAATTCCAAACTTCGAGCGATTTGTTCAAAGCGTAACCGTGCCACAATTTTCTTTCAGTGAGTTGACACAGCCAACCACACTTGGACTTGCTCCAGCATTTCCAGGCAGTGGATATGAGTTTTCTCCCCTTGTTATTGGTTATGCAGTAGATGAAAGATTTCTAAACTACCAAGAGTTGTACAGGTGGATGGAATCAATGGCATTTTTGACAAATGAAAGAAGTCTCAACAACAGAAGAGAAAGCACCTCAGATATAACACTATCCATCAAGAATAGTGCTTACAGAGAAACCCATAGACTGGTATTCGTTGATGCATTTCCTCTGATACTAAGTCCAATTGAATTTACATCATTAGAACCCATAACTGCACCGATAACAGGAACAGTTACGTTTGGTTATTCCCATTTTGAATTACATGAAGTAGAGGTATAAACATGACACTAAGTGAATATCGGCAAATGGTTGAAGCCGATCTTAAGATTGATGAAACAGAACTTGACAGCGAATCCCTGAGAACTCCTCAACTACATTCGAAATACCTAAACTTTCTGACTGACGAAAAACTAAAAGCGTCTAAGTTAGAATACGACTACAACAGACTGAAAAAGTACAAGTGGTTGTATTATACAGGTAAACTTTCAGAGGAAGAACTCGCCGACTTTGGTTGGGAACCATTCCAACTCAGCATTCTGAAAACTGATATAGATCGTTTTCTGAATGCGGATGAAGAACTTCAATTGATCTCCAACAAATTGGAGTATCAAAAATCTGTTATATATTACTTAGAGAACATCATTAAAGTTATCTCCAATCGACAATGGAATATTCGTTCTGCAATTGATTGGATCAAGTTTACAAATGGTCAATGAGTGAATTCAAGATAAAACAACTGGATGCGGTAAACCTCAAGGTTGAATGCGATAAAGGTTTCGCTAAAGAACTTAGCGACTTCTTCACGTTCATGGTTCCCAATTTTCAATACACTCCTGCATATAGAAACAAGTTCTGGGACGGCAAAATTCGCCTGTTCAATTTCTATAACAGAACCATCTATACAGGTTTACTTTCTCATCTGAAGAAGTTTTGCGAAGACAGAAACTATTCATATTCATTAGATCTTCACAAACAAGAAAATTATGGTTGTGAAGATATTGATACTTTCATAAAAGGTTTGAAGATTAGTGATGGTAAGAAAGAAATTAGTCTCCACGATCACCAATATAAGGCAATCAAAGAGGCTCTTTTGAATAAGAGATGTCTTCTTCTTTCACCGACTGGTAGCGGAAAGTCTCTGATAATCTATACTCTTCTTCGATACTACCTTTCATGCACAGATCCTTCTAAGAAGTTTTTGATCATTGTTCCAACCACAGGATTGGCTTCTCAGATGAAATCCGATCTTTTGGATTACTCGAAACTAGATCCTACTTTTAACGAAAAGGATATTCATGTCATATTTTCTGGTAAAGAAAAAGTTACTAGTTGCAGAGTGATTATTTCAACATGGCAAAGTCTTTATAAAATGCCAGAGTCATACTTCAACGACATAGAAGGTGTGTTCGGTGATGAATGTCACTTATACAAAGCCAAGTCATTGGTTGACATGATGACAAAGATGAAGAACGCACACATTCGCATCGGAACCACAGGAACCTTGGACAATACCAAGACACACAAGTTGGTCATCGAAGGGTTGTTTGGTCCCACAATTCGTGTCACTTCGACGGTCAAGTTGATCGAGAAGAATATTCTGTCTCAACTCAAGATCAACTGCATAACACTCAAGTACGACGAAGAAAAGTGTGCTGAAGTAAAAAGGGCAAAGTATCAGGAAGAAGTTGATTGGCTTGTGTCCAGTGATGAAAGAAATCAGTTCATTATTGATTTATCAACTAAATTGAAGGGAAACACGCTTGTACTGTTCAACTATGTGGAAAAGCACGGCAAACCTCTCTACGAGCGTCTACGGGACGCTACGGACAAGCCTGTTTACTTCATTCACGGTAGCACAGATGTTGAAGAGCGTGAAATGATTCGAAAGATCATTGATAAGAACGAGAACTCGATTTTATTGGCATCATACGGAACATGTTCCACTGGTATCAATATCAAAAACATTCATAACATTGTTTTCGCCTTTCCCTCTAAGTCTGTTATTCGAGTTCTCCAGTCAATCGGTAGAGGACTTCGAACTTCTGACACAAAGGATATTGCAAAACTTTACGACATAGGTGACGATCTCTGCTACAAGAGTTATAAGAACCACACTCTCAAACATCTCGACGAGAGAATTAAAATATATACTAATGAAGGTTTTAATTATGAACAAATTGCCATACGGATTCGAGGAGGCTCAGATGAAAACATCCTATAGAATCATTAAATTAAGTAGTGGCGAAGAAATCATCGGAAATATCAAGGGCAAAGAGAATGGTAAGTTGATTCTTGAACGTCCGATGATTTTTAAAACACAAATCGTAATGAACGGTTGGAGTAATGCTCAGAAAGAAATGGTGTTTCTGAGAGACTGGATTGCCTATACTGATGACAATGAAGCAAAGATACAAGAAACTCATATCACATCCATCTTTAAGCCAGATGAACTGGTAGTGACGATGTACGATAAAGCCAAAGTCCAGATGGACGAAAACCCACCTAAAGCAACAACCGCTGATTTAGGTAAGGGTGATCATGGAACAGTTGAGGATCTGATTCGTCAAATGCTCAATATGGAAAATGAGGGAGATCCTCTGATGGATGTCTTCGACGGACCAGAAACAGAAGACGAGCAGGATCGAATCTATATGAATATGGATATCTCAATCGAAAACTTGAAAGATCTAGTTTCAGATGGTATAATCTCGCCTAAGTTTTTCAAGTA